TAGAACTATCCATATTTTCTCCTTTCTACCCCATAACTTTTAGGGGTTAGTGGCGCACTTTCGATTTGTGCGTCAGTTTATTCTTAACACCGTTTTTGGTGGTGTTAGCGTAATTGTCTCAAAATATCTTCCGGGTTTACGCCACTTTTCTTGCACTCCTCATAAAACACCTGCTGCGGGTCCCGGCCTCCTACCATTTGCATGACAGCACTAAGTTGCGGATTCTTCTGTGCTGCCGCCATAAGAGCCTGCTTCGGATTTTTAACTCCCTGCAGCATACCCATCATTCTTTTTGCGGATTGTGCCGCCTGCATCAGATTGTTTTGTGTGCCCATTGCCGGATTTGCCGCCGGAACACCGCCCATCATTCCCATCAAAGGATTAGCCATTGTCCTCTACCCCCTTATTTGCCTTTTGCTGTCGTTTTGATTGCGTACTGGTATATTCTTCCAACTGCGCCTTTAAGGCGTCAAATTCGCCACGCTGGACATACTGCGACAGGTCAATTTGTGACTGTGCAGCCTGTTCTGGTGCAACTTCCTGCACTTCTGCAAACTGGAATATACGGAAAGTGGAGCTGCCTACTCCATCAACCGACTTGACATAGAAGTAAGGATCGTTGTTATCCATCATCCATGCAGTCTGCCCAGGCTGAACAATCTGATTTTTTGCCCCATCAACGCCAGACACATAAATCCAATTTACATTTTGGCTGGGCGACTGTGATTGCTGTGTGCCCTGTGCGCTCTGTCGCCCCCAGCTACCGCCCTGCTGCTGGTCATAGAAGCTCTGCATGATATTGGCTTTTCTCTGCGCATACTCCTGATCGAGTTGTGCCATCTGCTGATTTAACATGGGATTGTACATTCATAATTCCTCCCTTGACTTGATAGCTTTATTTTACAAAATAAAAAGAGACTCTGAAATATCATCAAAGTCTCTTAAAAGTAGTTCATAAGTGTCAGAAAGGTATCAACACACCTTAATTATTTTGTTTTTCATTTTTCTACTCAACCGCTTTACTGTTGAAACACTTACATTCAGTTTCTCCGCGCACTGCTCTAAGGGTATATCCTTACAGCGCATAGTAAATACCTGCAATTCAGCTTCCGTAAAGTTACATTCCCTTATGCAATATTCTATTTCCGGTTTTGTAAAGCTGCATACTTTCAAGGCATCACCTACTTTTTCCTTCTTCTCGCAATACCCCTGCTCTTCCCACTCTTTCTAGTCCTGCTTCTAGTCATTCTGGTCTTTGCCATTGTTTATAATCTCCATTATCTCTTTGGCCTGTTCCGGCGTTACATCAGCACTTATCACATTTCCGGAGCTATCCATCAGAGTGTATACCCCAGTCTGCTCTATAGTGCTTGTGAAATCATACTGATACAGGTACCAGATAAACCCAGCTATTGTGAGAACTTCCACAACTACCATAACAAGAAATGTATGATACCATCTCTTGGATTGTGCTTTCAGTTCTCCTAACATCTCCATTGCCAGGCCCTTTTCTTCTTTTTCAGCTACATTTTCTTCATTTCCCATCCTCATCATCCTCCGGTATATATTTTTCAATATTATACCAACTATCAGCAATATATGCAATTATCGGCTTGCCACCGTCTCCATTATTTCCTTCATGACTTTGGCATCCATATACATCTGATTCTTAACAGCATTTTCCGCTTGTTCGCGTCTATCAGTAAACATAATACACTCTGGCGGTACTTTATGCATGGTGCCATCCTCATATTCTACCAAGCCATACATTTCAGAATTTTGCTTATGCCAATTAAGCCTACCTTCTGTGTGAACATCGCTGCCCCATGTATGAAAATAGCCTTTGTGCATTTCGGCCTCTTTAATTACGGTCCTACATGTACGAGCGTCTATATAATCAGTCTCAAATGTGCGCTCCCCGATTTTTACCACGCATGGTCTCAACTCCATTTTTTGCATAAAAATCTCCTTTTTTAACACCTGTTGTTAAGGTGCAAAATACTTTCCGTTTGTGGCATTATCAATACATCCACCTAACTCAGAAAAGAAAAAAGATACTTGATCCTCTTTATCAGTTCCGTTCCCCATCTGCCATATTTCGTGCCCTACCCTTTTACAGATTTCACTTGCCTTTTGGAAGATTTCCTTTTCCTCTTCTGTGAATGTGACACTACAGTCAGTGTTTGTTGATATATTTGCCATCTTCCCCACCTCCTACCTTAATTTTACAACAGATTCAGGCGGGGGTTGTACCAATTATTCAGCTTTTGCTTCAACGTTATTCAACTTTGTTTCGTCTATTTCTATACCATACTTTTTTAATGAATCTGTAATTCCTATACCTCCGACTATTATGTCGTATTGCTCTTTAGAAATCCCATAAAATTTACAAACATCTTTTTCTACACTATTTTTCTGCATTTTTATATCTCCTTGCGCCCTGATTCGATTGCTTTGTCTGCTCTCTGCCAAAATCAGCCAGTTTCGTCCGGCCATACTGGGGTTGCAGATTATGTTCCCTGGCAAAATCATTATATTTCTTGTTCTGTTGTGTCAGGTCATACGCAAGCTTATCATATTCCGGCTGTAGACGCTGCCTTTCCTCTTCCGTGGCTCCCTGCATCAGCTGTTCCTTTGCCACCAGCTGCCGCTTTGTCGCCCGGATGTTCCGCTCAATCGCCCTTAACCGCTGTGAGTCAAGGTACTTCTGCTTTGATTCCTCGCTATCTATCCGGTTTCCGGCGCCGTCGACCAGGTTCCCGTTCTTATCCCGCCAAGGATTACCGATGCGTTCATCATAAGGGCCGAAGCTATGACGACAGTTATATCCGGCCAAACCCTCTCCCGTCCCATATCCTGTTGTCTTCCGAAAATCCGGATATTTCCCTGTATTAGGAGAACCGCCCGCTTTTTGCCCATCACTTTCAATTTTACCCTTAACAGCTGTAAGATCTGCCAGGTCAGCATTCGTTATGTAAAATACTTTGCCCTGCCAACTCTGATGGTTTGCAGGCTCATCCTTTTTGGTAAACCTAGCCCCTGTGTGAGCTGACGTAATGATGAGATTAGTCCCTGCCTCCTTAATAAATTCCAGCGTCAACTGTCCCGCCATCTGTGCCATACTTGTCCTGATGCAGCACATCACTGCCGCTTCAAGGGTACGTCTGGTCCCGGTAGGGTAAAATACATATATCCCGCGCCCGGCATACCTGGTAAGTATATCATTAATAGCAGCAGAATAACTCTGCACCCCAGCAGCTACCCGCATATCTGCTTCATCAAGCATATTGATCAGGTCTAAATGGCTCTGCTTCATGGTAGTCCTAGTCAGGTTTTGCAGCTCCCCCTGGCTCCGCTTGTACTGTGCGTCCATAATTCGGATTACAGCAGGATTTTTGAGCGGGTCTGAGAGATCTATGCCTATCTCACGGAACGGCGCTGCATCGGCCTCCCACGATGTGAGGACAGCATCCTGAAGCAGGGTGCGAAGCTCTTTCCGGGAAAGTCTGGTCAACTGCTCTAATTTCTTTTCGATCTCCGCTTGGGCCTCACCCATTAGTTGCAGCCGCTGCAGGAGCCGATCAGCCGTTGGAGTGATTTCCCCGGCTTGGACCAGGAACCGGGCGGCTTCCTTTAGGACGTACTCGGACAACTGCTGATACAGCTCCATCATGCGCTGTTCTTTTCCGTCAAAATACTCTGGCTTAAGCATAACCTTACCCTTTCCCTGCTTCTTCCCGCACAAGCCTCAGCCATTTATCCTTGTTTTGCTCTTTCGCTTTTTCGAACCAGTGGTCAGAAGTTCCAGGTTCGTGATATTGTATTTTTTTCCCGGTCGGATGCTTTGCCCTTCCAGGAGGAGAAAACCATCCAGTTATATTTCCCTCTGCATCTTTTATGGGAATGTTGGGACCGTAGACCTTGCCTTCATAAAGATAATGTGCATAGGGAGTATTATATTCTAATTCTCCGCCATATACACCTTCTGGGAAAATTGCACTTCTTCGTAGTTGCCCATTTAGATGTGGCACCAGTGGCTCGCAATCTGTGCGGACGGCCAAATTCAATACTTTCTGACATTCTTTCATATTGCGGTCAATGCGATTTGTATCAAATTTTATATCAACATTCCCCACATGCTGTCTGATTCGCATAAATCTATACCTCACTCTTTATTTTTCATGAATTCCAGAATAAATGCCAAATTACACGCGGCATGGTACAGATGTGGAAATCCGCTTTCTTCATCTTTCTTGCCAATATCCTCAAAGCAGGGAAGAATATGCCTGAGCATAGCATCAAAATATCTCTCAATTTCCACATTCTTCCAATTCTCTCTCCCCCCGTATTTCTTTACTCCATATTCTCTGATCTTTGCAATATCATATATAATAGCAGTAGGGACAAGTGAAATTTGGAGCTTTCCGTCATCGGATTTTACACTCTGATCGTAATCCATGCTATTCCTCCCCAAATAATCCCTCTTTCGGCTCATTCTCGCTCTTGGCTTCTGCCACAATAGCCCGCGCTTCTTCTTCCGTGAACCCTTCGTTATGCACCAAATAATACCACTTGGGATAAAATCCCTTATCCGTCAACAGCAACGCCCTTGACCGATCTTCCTCAGCGTTTCTCGTAAGGTCTGCAAAGTCCGCATATATTTCATAGTTCCCAAACTCGCTAGGAGCTGATTCTCCGTTGATAACGGACATAGCGTCCATTATATAGGCTATGTCATGGATAGCCCCTATACGGCCGTCTCCGTTGCTGTCAGGGCATGATAGAATGTCCCGGTAATCTCCAACCGTATTGATTGTGCGCCGCTCCGTTGCTTCTACCTGGGTAGCAGTAGCAACGGAAATAGTCTGTCCGTTAAAGACAAAATATCCTGGGTCGAACCCGGTCTTGTAAGAAATGATAGAAAGCAGGAAATTTATGCCGTCTGTCCGGCTCGCCACCTGGAGCTGCGGCTGCCACTGCTCAAATGGCTTTCCGCCATCCAAGTCATCTGCACCAACGTCTTTGAGCACAAGCCTTGGCAGCTTAATCCCATGTGTTTCCGCATACTGTATGGCAGACTGCCCAACAATCATTTTGGGTGCCGAATCCTCAGTTTCGATTCCCATAGTACTCATGGCAATATCCAGCCAGCGCAATTCCTCAATACATTCGGAAAAGCAGGATACTCCCAGGGGGCTGTCGGGGTCTATGGTGTTGCTGTATGGGTTCTTTATGTACACGAACAAAGGCTTTTCAAGGTTCTCCGCTGTAAACTCTGGCGCAATGTCCGCCCACTTAGTATTCTTAAGAGAAATTTCCCGTCCGATCTGGTCTTGCTGGTCCGACACAAAGGCTTTGTTGGACACCCAGTAAATGCGGACCGATACCATTTCTCCGGCTTCTTTCTTCTGTGTGCCATCCTCGAACCTGTGCCATTCTGCCCTTGTGTAGAACTTTTTTTCTTTCTGATAGTACGAGAAAAATATCGCCCCGGTCACTTCCCCATTACTGTCAAATTCAGTCACAAGAAAGCGATCCGGCGGTATGTAGTCCATGCCATCACCGTTCCATTTCGCCATCACGCCGCCAAGCCGAATCACCTTTTCCATGTTTTCCTGGGCATTCTTTAGGAAATGGTCATCAATGGCTTTCTGGATTTTTGTTGCAGTTTCCCCGGTTCCATACTTAGCCTGCACCTTAATGTCAATGTTCTGCGTGACCAGCTTAGACAGTTCCCTGGCCACAGTGTTTGAAAAGCGGATTGTTCGGGTATCGCCTTCAACCCACGGCGGCTTTCCACTCTCCAACTGCCCCCACAGCTTGATAGCAGCGTCCATTTCCGGCGAAAGGTACGTTTCCACACCGAAAGCCTTTTCAGCGTCCGTTTTAAACAGCATTTTGAATTTCTCCTTTATCCATGTTATCAGTCCCATTTAATCAAACCTCAATCTGCTTTACTTAATCGTTCCATTCATCTTTGCTGCAAGCACATCTTTCAAGTGCTGTTCTGGATTGTTTTTGTAATATTCCGCTTTCTGCTCTGCCATCTCAAAATATTCGTATAAAGGCTTGTAGTTCGTACTGTTTTTCACTTTTTCCCTCATACTGGACACTTCTTCCCTCGTGACAATACCTTTTGAAACCAAAAGCTGTAAAATTAGCTGCGTTTCCACTTTCACATCTAACAGCAGTTTCTTTTCATTGATTTCATTCAATGCTGTGTCCATATCATAATTCGCATTTCTGCTTAACATTTTCCCATTCCTCCGTTATATTCTTCCAACTTCTGCACCTGCCGCAGTTCCCTTTTATCGTTCTTATGTGTCCGATTCCTCTTGCACCACTCACAGCCGCCATGATTCCGACACGACTTCGCTATAGCTTTCGCTCCCCGGTATGGCTTGCGGTGTTCTTTGCCGTGGGTGATGGATTTGTTAAGGCTCATGGTATGGCTCCGGCTGTGGCATCCATGCCAATACATTCTCACACAGAATATATCCTTCTTCCTCGGTATAAAAATATCCTTCTGTATCGGCTCTATATCCCTTATAAACATCAAGACCTCTTGTTGATAGTAGAACGTCACACTCTATTTCCGGCAGATTCTTCCCATCACCGCAGTATATCCACCCGCCGCCGCGATCCTCCGCTGACCGCTCCATATCTGCCAGCTTTGCGGAGAGGGACTCTATGGTGTCGGCGGCTTCCCTAAAACGCTCTACTGCCAAAGAAATAGGCATATTATGCCCAATAGACAAATTGTTTGCTATTGCTCTCAATTCCTTTACCTGTTCGCTAATGCTCATTCTGTCAATCCTCCACTGTACCGATTCTTTTTGAAAGTTCCTTATAATCAGACACTTTACAACGCTTCGATTGCTTGACATATTCAATATCTTCTGTCTTAAAATGACCGATTTCCCCACTGTCAATAAGCATTTCCATAACACCAATAAGCTGATAATATTCATTCAGAATATCTATCGCATTATCTTTCTCTGGTGTCTCTGGGTTGTAATTATGAAACCCAAAACGCAACGCCTTGCTTAATGCCTGTTGCAGTTCTGCGCATTCCTCCATAACTACCACGCACAAATTTTCTGTCTCTTTCATTTCCCTATCCTCTCCTTGCCACATTGGCAGATGTTTCAATCTATGCCGCCAGATTTTACAGTTTTAGCCGCATCTCTATACGCCGCTGCTTTTCCTTGTAATTCTGTTGCAGTCCCCCAATTTCCCACCTGTGCAAGTTCGTCTGCTTCGCTCTGAAAATATTTTGCGTCTTCTTCCAACCGCCCCACAACCTTATCCACATCATAGGCAGTAGATTGGCCGTCAATAAGTTCCGATATTTTCTCTATGGGAAGCGCCCTATATCCGGCCTTGCCATAGGTAAGTATAATCTCCTTAAATTCATCTGCATCGATTAAACGTGGCATCTCATATCTTTCCCTTTCTACCACATAGCAATTTTAATACTTCCACCTCAACCGCCGCCGCAGGAATGTATAGCATAAATAGCGTATCTGGTCACACTGGTGGTCATTCTCCTTTATAACAGCGTCTTCTGGGCTTTCCATGTCCCAGGAATACAATCCCATTTCACTCATTACCGATTCGCAATCTTCATAAAAGCTGATAATTCCTTTGTTCAGCATGGTTGTGACAACCCGTATTCCGTCCAGTACATCATTTTCCGCACCCTTGGCAATGTATTTCCCATGCTTCTTGATTGTTTCGATAAATGAAGCGGCGGACGGGTCAACGATTATAAAAGACACTTTCCTATCCCCGATCAGTTTGCATAGTTCCTGATAATGCGTTTCATCATCGCGCCTTACCCCGGTTTCGCGGCTGTCATAGTAATATTCGTACTCCATTTGTGCGTGCCGGCCATCAAACGCCCATAAGCCTGCTGCAAATGGGTTGACCGTTCCATAGTCGATAGATGCCACCCATTCTTTCGCCCCGGTCATATGCTTATCAGAAACGTGCTTGTCCTCGTCAAACATGGAGTAGACAAGACCCTCTGCCACACACCACTCACCAAGAATATAGCGCTTATAGAACACTCCCTTATACATTGAGCGATAACGGTTCTTTATTTTCTCACTCAAAGACAAATTATCATCCATTGTGAAGTGAAGATATATCAGATTCTTTTCGCCGCTCTGATCTATCCAATCAGTTTTAAAGAAGTGTTTCGGGTCGCCCGGATTGCAGTTAAAGAAATACTTTGAACCCTCAACGGAACACCGTCCAGTTGCCTGATTCACAAAGGACTGCGGCATTAAGGCAACCTCATCAAAGAAGAATCCTGCCGCAGTAATTCCCTGTACTAAATCCTGCGAACGCTCGTTGTTTCCGCCGAAAATGTAAAAGTAATTTGTCTTATTTCTCTTGCTGATAATGAGATAATGGTCGTCGCCCCTATGGTCTATGACTGTATATCCTCTGCTTTTCAACATCAGCTTCAGCCAAAATATGACGTTTCTACGGAAAGAAGCTATTGTTTTCCCTGCCATTCCAAATATCTGCAGGTTATATGTATCCATTGCCCAGAACACATAGGACAGTGACATGGAGAGCGTTTTCCCGCTCCTGATTGCCCCGTCTGCTATAATCCCGTCCATGTCCTTGACTGGGCTTGCAGGACACCACCATGTGAGGACTTTCTTCTGTTTGGTGGAAAACGGCTTGAACTGGAAGCCCTGCTTCTGCACCTTTGCCTTCATGGCGGCGGCACGTTTTGCTATGCCTTTGCGGATATTTTCTATCCTGGTGTTGATGTCGTTCAAACTGTTTCGCTCCAATCAATAGCCTGCCCGCATTCATGACAATATTTTCGTTTTCCTTTTCTCCAAAATCCTTCATAAGTCCAATCTACATTGCTATCACAAGTAGGGCAACATGCAAGTTTATCTGTATCATTTTGTCCTGTGGTTATATTTGGTTTCTTTGGTATTTGCTTTTCCCTTGCCTCCCGACATTCCTCGACTGTGCCGATTGCAATATATTCCTCTAATGCAGATACCACTAATGCATCTGCGCAATAGCATTTTCCATCTTTGTAACTTCCGCATTCGCCCTCACAGTTATCAAGACATAATTCGTTATTATTTTTTAATGATTCAATCGCTTCCAGAATCTCCATCTTCCTCTACCTCGCTTTCCTCCCACACTTCCGCCGCCGTTCCGTTTAGCGCGTCCATGAAATTATCTTCTGCTTCCTCCTCCGGCTGGCTATCCTTGACTTGGCTCTCCAGCTTCAGGAGTTCGATTTCAAGCTTCTGTTTATCCAACTGGTGTTTCATTGGATTGTTAATGAATTTATCTATCACAATCCCCATAGCAGTAGCAATCTCTGACAGCTTCGCCGCTTCTATTTTCTCTGGCTTTTTCAGCGCTTCTATATAAGCATCCAATACATCTTTCGCTTTCTCTTTTCTGGAATCCAGATAATCCAAAATTTCGGCGGTGTTCTGTTCTCTTTTTTGTGTACACTTCTGTACAGTTTCCGGATTTCCTGTACACACTGACCTTACAGTCATTGCGGATACGCCAAATTTCTTTGCTGTAGCCCTGTAGCTGCCAGATTCAGCATAATCTGCAATCATTTCTTTTTTCTGTTTATCCGTCAGCCTGGCAGCCACTTCTCATCACCTCAATCTGCAAATACTTTCTGCCTGTCATTCCGTAATCAAATCAAGGAAAACAATATCATTTGCGACAGGCATAACGATTCTTCCGTCTGGTAACTCTACAATTGCAACAGAATAATTTCCGGGTCCGCTATCACAAAATTCCTCATAGTTCATTCCCCATTCATGGAAATAACCCAATTCAAACTCCATGCTATGCCATTTCCCATTTTCATATATGTTACATTTCCCTTTACATCTTCTCAATTTATTCATTTCCCTATCCTTTCCCTGTCATTCTCCTACTTCTTTCAATGCTGCTTCAGCTTCTTTTCTGGTGAGGAAAAACCGTTTTCCAAGGTCTGAAATCTGAAACTGCGTCATATGCCCGGCACCGATTTCAACATTTATGAAACCTCCTGTGCTGTTGATTCCAATAAACACGACTTCTGCAGCGTATGGCCTACCTTTTTCCCTGAAATACCACCCCTTCATTGAATGGTTTGTATATACCGTATCCCCCACTGCGCAGGGCAGTTTCAGCAGTTTTCCTTGTTCCTCTAAGTCCTCGTAATATTTCAGACGCTCCCTCAGCCCCGCCATTGCCCACAAATTACGGTAAAACAACGCAATCAGCCCCTCTATGCTGTCCGTGCCATCCTCAAGACAAGCCGTAATATATTCCTCAAAGTCTTCGTCGCAAGTGAAAGCGTCATCTCCATCCGCAAAGTCTTTCAAAAGCTTCCTTGCCAGTATCCTGGCATCCACCTCCACGCCATAATCCCTATACCATGCCGATCTATCCTTGACAAAGCAGGAATTATATGCCAGTTCTACCATTCCCATTTCTGATACTGACTTATTGCTTGTCAATCTCTCCATATTTCCCTTCCCCTCCACAATCCCCCTAAATCCCCTAATGATATTATACAGGAGATTTTAGAGAGAGTTGTACCAAATTATACCCTTCTGTTCCACAATTCTATGGCATCGGTTGAGTTTGAGGAATATGTACCATTAATCGAAGCTGTATTCATGTAGCAGTCTTCACATTGAATTACAAATCCTTCATCTCCACCAAGTCTTAATTCTTGCACTACCATAATCTTCGCTTTTCCACCGCAGAACGGACACGGTTTCAGCTCTATATCTT